TTTTTGATTGTTGTTGCTTCTTCTGATCGGCCAAGATCTGAAGACTTCTTAATTGCAGTCTCTGATTCTACTGCGTCGACACGCTTTTGTACACCATCAATCGTGTTCTTGATGTTATTTACAGCGCTTGAAAGTGCTGTGTGTTGTTCTGCCAACTCTGAAATTCTAGCATCTACGCTCTTGCTGAAAGTTTCAACAGTCTCTTGGATTGTTGTTACTTGTGCTGCATTTGCTTCAGATGCCTTGTTTAGAGTTTCTGAGAAAAAGCCTTTTAGATCGCCTAACATCTTCGCAAAATCAGGTTCATCAACCTTATCTTCTGATACTTCGGCTGCTTTTTCCAGAGTTTCGGCAGGAACGTCTTCTGCTACTGCTTCTGCAGGAGCCTCAACTGGAGCTGCATCTTCTGCAACAACGGCTGTCTCTTCAACGGCTACTTCAACTGCTGCATCTACTGCAACGTCTTCAGCAACTACGTTTTCTGTATTTTCTGACATTTCATTACCTCCTTCTGCGTTTGCCTGTTTTGCAATTGTTTGTGTTTCAGGCAACGTAAATCTTGAGTGCTTGTACGCATCAAGAATTCTATCAATCTCTTTTGCTTTATTGACATCTGAACTCTCAACCCAACCAATTAGTTGTGCTGGCTTACCAGATACTGGTGAGTCGTATGTCTTCTCTGTTGAGATAAAAACAGAGTTACTGTCTTCACAGTAAAAAATATTTTCTGTTACTACTTCAGTTGCAATTCCTTTAAATATTAATTGGCCATTTACCTTTTGAATAGATAGAACATTGCAAAGTTCATTTGCTGGAGAATCTACAATTGATAATTCAATCAAATCGTAATCCTTAATAAATCTTACTGTCTTACCATTCGCCTTGTTAACTTCGTTATCTGACTCATTAATCTTTCCGCCGATTGAGAATCCAGAAAGGGTGCCGTCTAGGACTTTTTCCCATGTGTCTTGTGCGCCTTTTGAAATGTATGCTGTTACGTAAACTCCGTTATAAAACTCTTTAGTTGCTGGGTCGTAAAAAGTTTCTGGCTTAAAAGAAACCATCTTGCCAACTGCAAGAGATCCGTGCATTTCACGAATGTTTCCACGGAAACTTTCAAATGCCTTTACGCTTGCTTCTGCTGTTACAACGTCATTTGTCTGGTCAATATTGTCTAGCGTTGCAAACCCAGAAACTGTTCTCTTTTCACGGTTAACTTTAGTGAAAGGTACAGACAAGTTAATGTCGTTGCCATGGCTAGTCCATAAAGACTTTTCAATATTCATATGCTTAATTTTAGCGACTTATAGATAAAAAGGCAAATAACAGTTGAGTAGAGTTAGTCAACCTGTCTTCCGTCGCCCTTGGCATTTCTTCCTTCTCCAGAATTATCTGGGGAGGTTGCCTGTCGGTCTTGGGATCTTTGTCTGGTATTTCCAGCTTGGGCTGTCTGTTCTGCAGCATCCTGACCCTTTAAATCTACTACTTCATCCCCGCCTTCAAGAGGAATCATACCCTTTCTAATTCGAACTTCATTAGGGGTAATTACTTGCATTCTTAAATATCTTTCGTCAATCTTAGACTGGGTGTCTTCGTCAGTAAGAGTTAATTCATTAAATTTAAGGGTTAATGCATCTGTCTTTTCCTCAAATATTTTATTTAATTTTTTCTCTAAAATCATTTGTGCTGGTCGACAAACCTGCTCTTTAAATGTTTTATCTGCATCTCTTGCTACTGCTAAATTAACTCCCTCTGGGGTTCCAATTTTATTAATTGGGACACGGTGGGCCAGCAGGATTTCATCTCTATTTGATTTGCGATAAACATTAAATGAAGACTCCTGTGGATTTGCCTCAACAGGCTCCATTTTAAATTCAGTTTTTGAGTCTGGAGTATCCCCTGGAAGTGGAATATATAGGGATCTGTGATTCTTTCCCTTTAATCCAACTTGGAAAAACTCAAGCAATTTACGCTCTGACTCTGGAGAAAGCTTTGCTCCTTTTACTGTAATAATATATCTTGGGACCGCCTTGTTTTCAAAGTAATCAAGATTATACCTTCCAGATAATTCGTTACCTGCCAAAGAAATCTGGGCTGCAATAATATCTGCAACTCCGTAGTAGTTGTTCATTGGGGTATATTTCTTTAAATGAATAATTTCATTTGGACGATCTTCTTGTCCAGCAATTGGATTCTCTGTTTCCGAATCCCCAAAGTTGTTAAAGTATACTGCCTTTCCGTAAAGCAATTGAATAAAGCCGTCCCTAAGTCTACGCACACGCATAGTCTTTGCTGGGATGTGCCCGATGTATCCAATGTTTCCAGCAGTTGTTCTGCCTATTTCAATGTAGCCATTTCCAGTTGCTTCGTAGTCTGTGAATACCTTAATTAATGTTTGAGTAAATGTATCCTCATCATTTGTTGTATCAAGCCATGAGTGCAGATCTTGTCTTAATTTGCTTAGCTTTCTACGTGCTCTTTCAAGAGACTTATCATCTGTAAGGGAATCAATAGCATCGTTTGTTTTCTTTGTTTCTATAAAATCATATCCTAGCCCAACAATGTTTGCCACCTTAGCATTAATTGCGGCATAGTTGTATGTTGAAATCTCGTATACCTTTGAAAGATATTCTAGGTTGTATGGAGGCTCTACCAAGTCGAACATTGCATAGCCAGTGATTGCTTGTGCTAATAGGTTTTGCTGTGTTCCAGTTTCTTCTCTGCCTGTAAATGACTTAGAAAACTCTCTGTTAATTTTACGCTTAAACGAAGCCCCTAGCCCTCTTACTTTTTTTAAATCTTCTAGGCCTGCTGAAAATGGGTCGCTTGTTATCTCATTTTTTTCTAGCGAAAACCAGTCTGCGTTGTTTGAAATATTAATTATGTTTTCTGAGTTATCTTCATCAAGAAATTGTGCGCTCATTTTAGCCCCTTTAGTTTTTTCATTTCGTCCTTATAGTTACCAATATCAAATGGGTCAGGAACTAGTCCCCAGTCGAGTCTTTGTTTTTGGTGCTCAAATTCTTCATCATTAATTTTCCTTCTAGCGGAAAGAAATTTAGGCCCGCCTTCGTATATGCCGAACGTGCTAACTTCTCTAGCCAGAGCATCGATGTTGGTTCTATTTCCCTTTTTGGACGTGATTGAAAGAAAGTTCCCATCATCGTCCCCAATCCATCTGCCGTCTGGCATCTCCCAGACATATATGCCTAGTGTTGATTCTTCTTCAAGAATTTTGCTTCTTGTTTTGTTGATATCCATATGACTTTATTTTACCATTATTGTCTACTCAAGTCCAGCTTTTTGTCAACCAATGTGACAAAATTAAATAGTTTGTATGACTACCCAGTCGCTGTTGTATGCTTTTGGGGTAGAATCTGTCAATGTCATGGACGTATCTGACACCGAAACATTTGGTCGGGCAATATAAGACCCATAATGTTCCGTAGCCAAAGACTCGGACATTTGATAGTCGTATATAGCAATATTTTTATATAGGCTGGATGGCCCTCCTGCGCCTGCATAGTTAAACTTCAATACACCTGAACAGGGTTGTGTTAGAACTAATACAATATGATGCAGGTTGTCTGCGAGGAATACATTGGATATATTTGTCTGGCTTGTTCTGTCTACTCCGTTTACGTATATCTTTGAGATATTAGTCTTTGTGATCGTCCCGCTATTTGTCCAGGAGTATCTGGAAGCCGTGTATGGGCCTTCTGAGGACACATCGAATAGAGTGCTGGCCGTAAGGCCAGAAGGTGTAAAAAACATCTCTATGGTGCTTACAGAGTCTTTTACGGGTATGTTAAATCCTGCACCTGCCTTTGTTTGAAGGCCATTATTCTTATGCCTTAAAAGCGGTGGATAGCTAAATGATCCCAGGGAATAGTCGGATGTAGATGTGGCATAATATCCAGAATTTTCTGAATAGGAATCAATTGAAGAATAAAAGTCTAGTTTAACTGAAGATAATTTTGGAAGGTATTTAGAAGCATCTGTTGTAGACATTGTGATTCTAAGGAATACATTGTTTGTTGTTATTGGTGCTGACTTATTATAATTAGGCAAGGACTTACCATTTTCACACATAGAGTAATTGATTCCATCTATGCTAGATTGGACTGTTATATTTTTGTCCGCCTTCCAATAGATCTTAGAGGTTGTGGCACCCATGTCTGTAGGGATGTTTATAATCTCATTAATTTCAACAGATTTTGCTATGGCAGTATCTGTCTTATAAAAAGTAAGGGCTTGATTTGTCTTCTCATAATATACATCATCATTTACATAGTTTTTTAATTCAGTCAAAGAGTATCGGTACACAGGCTTAATAAATTCATCATTTAGCTGAAATAGCTTACCCCCGTCAGTTCTAATAAACTGAATAGGATTTACGTGAAATGTGCCAGCAATAAAGTGCTCTCTGATTATTTCTGATGTGAGTGCCTCACGATATATGGCTGGGGCATCTACTATAAAATAGTCTGTTGATGTAGATGGACCTATTGAGAGGGCAAGTGCTGTATTTGTGAACTTAAACCCTGTGATTGATTTAGTAGCAACATTATACCCGTCTACATATAGGGACATGCTAGATTGAGAATATGTGGCCACAATATGCATCACCTTACTGGTGTTATTTAATGTGTAATACAGCTCTTGATCTTCGAGCTTAAATACTAATGATCCAGCCTCATAATATATTCCAATTCCCGCCGTATCATCTGCCATTAAAATTGTTCTTGATGTGCTATTAATTTTAGGGTATACCCAAACCTCTAATGAGAAGTTGTTCTGTGAAGTATATTTATTGGCAAATACACCACTTACTGTTGAGCCATAAAAATCTTTTGTTGTAGAAAGAATAATTGATTTGGTAGAGCTAATTAAATTTCCTGAAATGCCACCTGGAATTAATGGAAGAATATTTGATTGAAGTCCACCAACATACGTTCCTGAATTTCCACATCCTGATATATCTATAGCCGTAGTGCCCGAAGACTCATCCAACGGCAAAAATACAATTGGATAATCTTTAATTACTTTTAGCTGATAGCTCATAATTCCATTATACTATATTTAAAGGCTTACTACTCAAGCCCTTCATTGCCTAGCTTTTAAACTATCTCTACCCCAGAAACCATTATGCTTACTCCGCCTGTTGTATTTGCAACAGCCCAGAGGGATTCTCCAGCATTAACAATGAGTGTAGTTTCTGTTGATCTTGATGTATTTTCTGCAAGTAGCACGTCGCCAAAAATTCTATTTGCTAGCCCTGGAGTTTGTCCAACTGGAACTAAATATAGACTGAAGGCAATTGGGCCATTGAATGTATTTGCTGTAAAGATGCTTTTGACAATGCCCTTATTGGTAAATGTTTTAAGGTTTGTATTTGTTGTAGTTAGAAGGACTGGCCCAATAAATCTTGATGGATTATATGCCATTGGATCTCCTAGCTAATTGCCCATTTAGAGATAAGGTCTCTTTCAATTGAGAGGTATTCATTTACTGAAAGCGCTCTGTTATAAATTAGCATTTCGCCAATCTTGAATGCTCCAAATGTTGCGGAGTATCTTCCTATTACTTGTCCTGTCATACTTGTTAGCCCGCCTGAAGATGCGCCAACTGCAACATCGACTCCATTTCTTCTAACTCTACGTGAGTTATCGGCATTGCTATATACAAGTGTGTAAATTTCTGGTGTTCCAACTGTTCCTACTGTAACAATAGCATTTTGATCGTCATTACCAAAGCCAAACTTATATGTGTTTGAAGATACATATCCTGCAATTAAATTGTTTCTTGTTCCTGAGTTTGTTCCGCCAATTATATAAGTATTTGTATTTGCTGGTTTTGATGCTACATAAATAACTGTAAATGATGATGAAGCAATCCAAGAAAGTGTTTGATCTGAGAATGGCAAAAAGTCATCTACTCCGTCAAAGTTAATTGCAGGCAATCCTGATATTCCTGTTAGCTGAAATGTTGGTTGTGCTGCTGCTGTTGCTTGAACGCAATGGCGGGCCCGTCCAGATTTATCATTCCATTGTGAGACCTTATTTAGTCCGTCTCTTGTTATAGTTGATGGAAGAGCCGCATCTAGCCATAGTTGTAATCCAGTTAAGCTGAATCTGTTTCTTCTAAAAATAATGTTATTACTAAGCAATTGGGTCTTCCTCCATTATTTTTTCTAGCTCTACTAATGGTCTCTTGGGCCATGTAACTTCGGATACATCTTTGCTATTCTTGAAAGAAGAAATCTTCTTTCTGTAATCTTTCCATTCAGCAAGAGACTTCTTGTCCATATCTGGATCTGTCTCGACCCATGCTGTAGACATTAGCTCAAAGCCAATATGTGCATTTACGTTATCTGCTTTCTCTTCATCTGACATCTTTTGTACTTCTACTGAGTATACCTTGCCATCTTTAATAAATGGTTCACAAGGTACAATCTTTTCTTGGAAGTCATCGAACTCTGGTATTGCTACTTCTAGCAACCCGTTTTCTTTTGCAAATCCTTTTTCATCTATTGATTGTGGAATAGATACATTAGGGAAAAGCTGGGATAGTGCGCCGACAGCGACTACTTTTTTGTCTTCTACTATGGCGTACATATTATCTCCTTTAAACGTTTAAGTCAGCGAATGCGTATGCACCGAATATTGTTGTGCCACCGTCTCTTGTCATAAAGTTAAGAACGGTTGTATTTGTAGATAGAAGTGGAGATACGTTAGAAGCTCCTCCGCCATCCCATTTAATTGCTGCTGGCCATGTAACTGTGTAGCTGCCACCAGCCTTAATTTCTAATTGCCAGAACTGAGCCTTTGGTTCTGTTCCAGTTGCTGGAATATTGCTAAACGCTACTGTGCAGTTTCCTCCAGCGACCATCTTGAATACGTTAGCAAGTGCTACGTTGCATGTTGCTGTTCCAGCTGCTGCAATTGTTCCAAGGTCTATCTGTGCTGATGGCACATTAAGGTATGGGCGAGCTTGTCCATTAAGAGGTGCTTGAAGGTATGTGTATGTCCAAAGACCTGGTGTTACCTGTTGAGGTACGCTTGTTATTGGCATTCTTAGTCCTCCTCTGGAACAAATAGTGGTGGCAAATCTAATGGTCTTGGGCCTTTAAGTTTAAGCTCAGACTCATCTTCATCCCACGCTTCTTGTGCTGCTGTTACTGAAGCAATTGCTTCTGCATGTTCAATTGCCATGATCTCACGATCTGTTTTTCCTGGATATTTATCTACGCATACTCCGTTGACTAGGGTAAATCTATGAAGCAGTTGTGATTCAACAACTTCATGCTCACCATCTACATCAATTGCGGGTACTTGTTGTGGTCCACAGAACTTTAGTTTCATTTTTTTCTCCTTTTTCTTACGGGTTGTTCCAATGAGGCATACTTACAATATGCGGATATTGGGTTGTATTTGAATGTGTATCAAATTGATAATTATGATTAACATTGTATGGCTGAAGATCTCCACCAAACGATAATGTTGTTCCATCTGTTCTTCTTAGATTTTTTGCTGCCGATCCTGGATCTACAATATACAAACATGGTCCTTGGCCATCTCCATTTTGTACAGAATAGAGAGAAATAAATTTGTCTTCTTTAAACGGAAC